GCCGGAAGTGATCGCCGCCCGCCGCGCTCTGAAGACGTGGGAGTGAGCCAACGCCGCCACAATATCTAGCGGCTCGCTCTTTTTTATGCCGCTAGGTCTTGACCTTACCGGCAAATCACTTCACTGATTCGGTACGGTAGGCGTATTGGGACTGGGAGACTTGCGCCTATTTATTGGCGGCGCTCCCCACGCACAACCGGACTGAGAGCGCCGCTGTTTAGGTGCTTACGCCACTCACTTACAGCTATCACATTCGCACGAACCACTTGAACGCTCGGTGAACAGCCGGGCTTTTTCGTTTTGCGTCCCCCGAAATCCCCCACGGGAGACACCCCATGATCGACCACCTTGACCCGCTCCGCATCGGGTTCCGCCGCCTTGGCGTCGTCCTGACCGTCGTATCCGCCGCCCTGACGGGCCTGTTCGGCATTACGATGTCGTCCAACTGGCTGCTCGCCATCCTCATCGCCGTGGGCCTGATGTGCGCCACCGTGTGCAGCGCCTATGCTTGGCCATTCGTGGCTGATTACGCCCGTCGCCGGAGCTATGTCACGGCCGGCGTCGCTGGCCTGTTCGCTGTGTTGAGCACCTTTGCCGACCTCACGACGAACTTTGGCTCGATTGCCTGGCAGCGGGGAACCAACATCGAAGAGGCCACCGTCTCAGCCGTCAAATACGACGACAGCCGCGCCAAGGTCGAAGAGAACCGCGCCAACCTCGAACTCTGGAAGAACCATCTGGCCAAGCTCGAAGGCGAAAACGCCTGGATCGCCACGGTCACGGCCGATGCCCTTCGCGCCAACCTCGAAGCCGCGGATGAGGCCATCCGGCAGGAATCCAAGCGCGGCGGATGCGGGCCTAAGTGCCTGAAACTCAAAGAAACTAAGGCGGAACTGGAAAAGAACATCGCTTTGGCTGAACAGAAAGCCGACCTGACCACCAAGATCGAAGCGACACAGAAGCTCGTGGACAAGTACCGCGAGGAATCCGCCACCGTCGTCAAGGTGGATAGCGCCGCTCAGAAGCAGAACGTCTCGCTGGCCAGCATGTTCACCCTCAGCCTAGACCCGACCGTCGAAGCCCAGCACTGGACTGACAAGGGCGTCGCCTGGCTGGTCGCCCTCTTTTTCACGTTTGGCGCGATGGGGGCCAACTTCCTCGGGTGGAACACCAAGACCACCGAGGCCACCACCCGCGCCATGACCGAAACCCACCGCGCGATCTCTGAGGCGATCCACCCCACCAAGCCACAGGACGCCAAGACCTCCCCCACGTTTGTCTTCTCCGGTACGCGGGGAGACGACGCCCGCCGCATTTGGGAACAGGCCCTCCGTGCCGTCAGTGCCCAGATGCCGAAAACAGCCTGATTGTAACCGCAACCGCAAATAATTACGGCGCGTTCATCTAAAGTAGAGGCAACTTGAAATGGCGAAAGGAATGAAGACAGGGGGCCGCAAAAAAGGCACCCCCAACCGCGTCACGTTGGACCGTGAGCGCCATGTGGAAGCAACGGGCCTGACGCCCTTGCAATACTTCCTTGGCCTTCTGCGCGATCCTGCGCAGCCCGACGATGTTCGCTTTCAGGCCGCCAAAGAGGCTGCACCCTATGTGCATCCCAAGCTGGCCAGCATCGAAGGCAACATGACGCACACGATCACCAAGCACGACGACGTTCTTGCCGAGATCGAAGCGGTCATCAATTCCGAGATCGGGGCGCATGGGCTCCCTAACTGATCGTGAGCGGGAACTGCGGATCAAGTTGGCCACGAACTTTGAAGCCTACGCCGCCGCCTGCCTCAAGATCAGAACCAAGCGCGGGGCCGTCGAACCGCTCAAGCTCAACCGGTCGCAGCGTTTCGTCCACGAACGCCTAGAGAAGCAGCGCCGGGAAAAGGGTCGGGTCCGTGCCCTCGTGCTCAAAGGCCGACAAGTCGGGATCAGCACCTACATCAGCGGCCGGTTCTATTGGCGCACGTCTCATAGCCGGGGATGCCGCACCTTCATCCTGGCCCACCTTGATGACGCCTCGTCCAACCTGTTTACGATGGCCAAGCGGTTCCACGAGCACGTTCCCGAGATGATGCGCCCGGAAACCGGAGCCGCCAACGCTAAGGAACTGGTCTTCTCGCGCCTCGATAGCGGCTACAAGGTCAGCACGGCGGGTAGCCAAGCGGTGGGACGGTCCGACACGATCCAGCTTTTCCACGGGTCGGAAATGGCGTTTTGGCCCAATGCCGAGGAACACAGCGCTGGTCTGGTCCAGGCCATTGCCGACGCACCCGGCACAGAGGACATTCGCGAAAGCACGGCCAACGGCATCGGCAACGCGTTTCATAATATGTGGGTTGCGGCTGAGCGGGGGGATTCCGAGTTTGAGCCCATTTTCGTGCCGTGGTTCTGGCACGAGGAATATGTGACTGAGGTTCCCGCTGGCTGGACGCCGCCCGATGCGTTTCGGGAATACGGCGAACGCTACGGCCTGACCCCGGAACAGACCTATTGGGCATTCCGTAAGAACCGCGAGGCCGCCATTGTGGCCGGGGGCTCGCCCGATGAAATCAACTGGAAGTTCCGGCAGGAATATCCCGCGAATGCTGCAGAGGCATTCCAGACCTCAGGCGCTGATTCCTTCATCCGCCCGGAACTGGTCCTGTCCGCGCGCAAGTGCAGCGTGTCTGGCTATGGCCCTATCATTCTCGGCGTCGATCCTGCTCGTGGCGGTGGCGATAAAACTGGCGTTGTGGATCGTCAGGGCCGCCGTCTTGGGGGGAACATTTGCAAGCTGATCGACTCCAACGACCTCATGGCCACGGCTGGAGAAATCCAGGCCATCGCCCGTCAGATCAAGCCGGCCAAGGTCGTGATTGATACCACGGGCTTGGGGGCTGGCCTTTATGACCGGCTCCGCGAGATCATGGGTGATTTGGTGGAGGGCGTGAACTTCGCCTCGAAAGCCTACGCCTATCAGCAGTACGCCAACCGCAGAGCCGAGATGTGGGACCTCATGCGCCAATGGTTTGAAGATCCGGCCGGCGTCCAGGTTCCTGACGATGACGTATTCCAGGGCAATATGTGCTCGATCATCCGGGGGCAGGGCGCAACCCGCTTTAACTCGAACGGCCAGTTGATCCTGGAGCCAAAGGAACACGTCCGCGAGCGGTTGTCGTTCTCGCCTGACTTAGCGGACGCGGCGGCTCTGACCTTTGCCATTGACTTTGACGCCTTGGCAGAAAGTGACTTCCGTCCTACTCCCAACCTCGGGTCTGGATCATGGATGAGCGTATAACAGAGGGTTCCAAGATGTCTGATCTTTATGTGAAAGTTTACGACGCTGCCGACGATGAAACCTACCTCAAGCCGATTGCCGGCGACATTCCTGTCGGCGTGGTGCCTTTTACGGCTGAAGAGGCAAAGGCGACGGGCCTTCCGATCCGTGAATGATCGTATGATTGACCCGAACGCGCCGATCTACGTTGAACCAGCGAAGGAAGCCGAGCGGCTTGCGTGGATCAAGTGGCGGGACCGCGTGTACCGCGGTCTGGAGCGGCTGAACTTAAACGGCGGATATAAGACCAAGCGGGCCAATGCCATTATGGATTACGTTTGGCCGTTTCCGGTCGGGGAGCGCACGCGCTGATGGCTGATCTGATCAAGTCGGCACGCCAAGCGCTCGAAACGTCGTATCAATACGACCGCGACAACCGGCAGGAGGCGATGGCCGATCTGCGGTTCTGCGCCGGCTTCCATTGGAGCGACAAGGACCGCGCCGACCGCAAGGGCCGGCCAATGATCACGATCAACCGGTCGCAGCAGTTTTTGCGCCAAGTCTCGAACCCCATCCGGCAGAACATGCCGATCTTGAAGGTTGAGACGGACGGGCAAGACAGCAACGCAGACCCGGAACTGATCAACGGCCTGTTGCGCCGGATTCAATACAACTCGTCAGCGGCTCATAAGTATGCCCAGGCCGTCGAACACGCGGTCGCCTGCGGTATCGGTTGGTTCCGTGTGGCGACCCAGTATTACGACGAAGAGAGCTTCAACCAGGACATCTGCATCGAGCGCATCTTCAATCCGTTGACGGTCTACCCAGACCCGGCGGCGTTGGAGCCGGATCGCTCAGACATGACGTGGTGCATGGTCTCCGAGCCGATCCCGATTGAAGCCTTCAAGGTCAAGTATCCGAAGGCTGCTGTAACGGGTCTGGACCCGCCGAAGAACCAGGGCACGTCTACGGAAATCGCCTGGGGCTCTGGCGAGTGGGTGCGGGTCGCGGAGTATTGGCGGCGCAAGGAGACGGCGGACGAGATCCTGCTGATCGCGCTTCCCACGGGGGAACAGTTCACGCGGCGCAAGTCGGAACTGTCCAAGGATCAGATTGAGTTCCTGACGGCGAACAGCCTTGTGGCCAATTCCAGGGCCGCGAAATCCTACAAAACCGTGATGACACTGGTGTCCGGTGTCGAAGAACTGGAAGATGAGGTCGAGTTCCCGTGCAAGTTCATCCCGCTGATTCCGGTGATTGGCGCAGAAATCCCGCTCGACAAGGGAACTTACCGCCACGGCTTGATCCGCTTCCAGCGTGAACCGCAGCAGTTGCAGAATTATTTTCTGTCGGTCGCGACGGAGTTCTTAGGCCAGCAGCCCAAGTCCCCGTATCTCGTGACGACGAAGATGATCCAGAAGTTCAAGGGTCTCTGGGACAACGCCAACCGGGACGCAACGCCGTATCTGCCCTATGACCCTGACCCGTCTGCGCCGGGCTCCAAGCCGGAACGGATGCAGCCGCCACCTTTGCCGGCCGCGCTGGTGCAGATGTCACAGCTCATGGCGGACGCGCAAAAAGACACCACGTCGATTTATGACGCGGCGCTCGGGGCTAAGAGCAACGAAACCTCCGGCGTGGCCATCGCCACCCGGCAGGAGCAGGGCACACAGGCCACGTTCCATTACGTCGATAACCTGGAGCACAGCCTAGAGCACTTAGGCCGCATCCTGCTCAACATGATTCCATCGGTCTACGACACCGAACGGACCATGATGCTGCAAACCGACGACGATCAGGAGAAGAAAGTCACGATCAATCAGGAGGTCATGCGCTACGGCGACGAAGCCTACCGCCTCAACGACGTGACCAAGGCGAAGTACCAAGGCGTCCGCGTCGTCCTTGGGCCGTCCTATGCCTCCCGCCGGCAGGAAGCCGTCCAGCTTCTCATGCAGTTGGTCCAGGCTCTCCCGCAGGTTGGCATGGTGGCCGGCGATCTCATCGCCAAGAATCTGGATTTCGAGGGGTCGGAACAGTTGGCCGAACGCCTCCGGGCAACGCTGCCGCCGCAGATCTTGCAGCTTGAGAACCCGGAAATGGCTGAAGCGCAGCAGCCTCCGCCCGATCCCATGCAAGATGCGCAGATGCAGAGCGCACTGCAAATGATGGAGACCGAATTGTCGAGTGCCAACGCCAAGGCGGAACAGGAGCAGGCGAAAGCCGCTCAGGAAGCCGCCAAGGTCGAAGGCGTCCAGCTTGATAATGCGTTGAAAGTGAAGCGTCTCACGGAACCACCCCCGCAGCGGTCGCCCCTCGGCCGTGATGTTGGAAACCAAGCCCGCCAATAGGCGGGTTTTTTATTGGGATAGTAGATGCCAACCGACATGATCCCCGCACCGGATGCGGTCAAATCCGAGAGCCCCGCCACCGTCGCGGACGTGAAGACGGAAACGCCTACGCAGGAAGTCCAAACCACCCCGGACGCGGAAAAGCCCGCCGACGGAACCGAGCAGGTCAAGCCCGAAGAAAAAGAACTGTCGCCATCCGAGCAAAAGCGCAAAGAGCGCAACCGCGAACGCTGGCGCATGTTCAACGAGGAACGCAAATCCGCTCTTGCTGAAGCTGCAAGGCTTCGCGCTGAAAACGAACGCTTGAAAAGTAGCCGGATCGACTATTCGCAGATCGAAGACCCAGACGAGCGGCTGGCCACCATGTCCGCTCAGAAGGTCCGCGAGAGCTTTGCCGGCGACTACGAAGCCCAAGCCAAGCATCAGCAGGCACGAGCAGAGCAAGCCGTTGTTGAGGCGTGGTCCGCCATCAAGGAAGACGCCAAGGAACGGATGCCCGACTTCGACGCTGTGGTGACGGAGCACACCCCGATCCATCAGCGGGCCGCCCCCTTCATTGTCGAGTCCGAGAAGGCGGCGGAAATTGCGTATTTTCTCGGGAAGAATACCGACGTTGCTCGCGACCTCTACAACGATTTTGAAACCAATCCTGCAAGGGCACTGATCAAGCTCGGACAGATCGAGGCTCGCGTCTCGACCCCCTCCGGCAAACCCGTCTCAACCGCCCCGAAACCGGCTCCCATTCTGAGTGGATCTGCAAGCCCGCCCGCGTTCGACCCTGCACGGTCGTCCGTCTCGGATTTGCAGGCTCAGCTCAAGAAAATGGGCGTGCTGCGCTAGGGGCTTCAATAGCTCTCAAGGATAGAAGATCATGAGCAACACGACCTTGACCGCTGATGTCGTCGCGAAGGCGGCGCTTGCGGTCCTCGACAATGAACTGGGGTGGATCAACAAGATTCACCGCGCGCATGAGGACGAGTATTCCTCCACCGTCAACGGGTACAAGAAAGGCGACACCGTTCGCATTCGCCGCCCGGCTGACTTCACGGTCCGCACCAACGCAACGTTGGCGGTGCAGGACGTGATCGAAGGGTATACCAACCTCGTGGTCGATAAGCAGTACGGCGTTGACTTCGAGTTCACGTCCAAGGACCTGACCTTGAACGTCTCCGACATGACGGAGCGGATCATCAAGCCGGCCGTCCTGAACATCAAAAACGCGATGGCGGCCGATATCGCCACGCATATGTACCAGGGCGCGTATAACTGGGTCGGCACGGCGGGTCAGACCGTCAACTCGTTTGCGGACTTCGCCAAAGGTCCTGAACGTCTCGACGAGATGGCCGTCCCGCAGGAGGACCGCATTGCTCTCCTGTCGCCTCAGGATTACTGGGGCATGCTGGGCTCGCAGACCCAGCTCTACGTGAACTCGATCGCCAACCCGGCCTATCGCTCCGGCGAAATGGGCATGGTCGGCGGCGTCGATACGTACATGACGCAGGTTGTCCCGACGCACACCAACGGCTCTGCGGACAATACGACCCCGTTGACCGATGGCAACTCGCAGGAAGTCACCTACGACACGGCCAAGAACACTTGGACGCAGAGCCTCGTGACCGATGGTTGGGACTCGTCTTCGACCCTGACCGCCGGCACGGTGTTTACCGTCGATGGCGTGTACCTGGTCAACCCCAAGACGAAGGCGAACACGGGCATCCTTCAGCAGTTCGTCGTCACCGCCAACGTCACGGCGAACCAGACGACCACCTCTGACACGACCTTGACGATCTCGCCGCCGATCATCGTCACGGGGCCGCATCAGACCGTCACCTACACGGGCAACTTCGATGGCAGAACCATCACGGTCGTTGGTACGGCGTCCACCGGCTACAAGCAGAATATGGTGTTCCACAAGAACGCGATCAGCTTGGCCGTGGTTCCGCTCGAACTGCCGCCGGCGGCCTATGGCGCGGCTCGTGAGACGTATAAGGGCCTCTCGGTTCGCGTCGTGCCGATCTATGACGGCACGAACGATAAGAGCGCCTGGCGTCTCGACCTTTTGTACGGAAGGAAGCTGATTGATCCACGGTTGATCACAAGGCTTTCTGGTACGTCGTAAGTCAGTCGGGGGGCGGGTCTGCGGGCCTGCCCCCTGTCGTTTTCACCGCCAAAGCGAAGGGATGCGCAATGGCCATTAAGCTCAAAAAGACGCAGCAGAATATCTGGCTTGCGATCCCGTCCTACGGGGGCCAAGCCTATATCGCGACCTATAAGTCGATCATTCACGACATGTTCCGCTTGGTCGTGGATGGGCACACGGTTCGCATCTTTGACGAGATCGGGCACGCGGACATCTACGCTCTCCGCGCTCAGATCGTGACGCACTTCCTCAACGATCCGAACGCAACGGATCTGGTGATGATTGACTCGGACGTGGCCTGGGAGCCGTTCGGGCTGCAATCTCTTCTGGCCCATGATGTTGATCTCGTCGCGGGGTCCTATCCGAAGCGGAAAGACCCTATCGAGTTCATGTTTCGCTCTGCGATGGACGCCGGAGAAGCGCTGGTCGGTGATCCCGGCACGGGCCTTGTCGAAGTCTGGGGGATGCCGGGCGGCTTCATGCGCTGCCGGCGGCCGATGCTCGAAAAGATGGTCGCGGCGCATCCCGAGTTGATGGTGATCGATCGGGACGTTCCCGGCGGCAAGACGTGCCGTCTGTTCGATCCTTACTGGTACGACACCGTGGAACCGGACGGCAGCAAGGCCAAGCGGGTCTTGAGCGAGGACTATGCGTTCTGCCAGCGGTGGCGGGACCTTGGCGGCAAGGTCTGGCTCGATGCGTCGGTCGGCATGGCGCACATCGGCACCAAGGCGTTCATGGGCAAGCTGGGGGAGTTTCTGCCGAACGCGGAAGTGGCCGCCTGATGGAATTGTTGATCGGGTGCGGAACGCGCCGCACGAAGGTCCTGTCTTTGCCGGATCGGCCACGGGACTGGACCAACCTCGTCACCCTGGACCTTGTGTCGGATCACAGCCCGGACGTGGTGCACGATCTGAACGTGTTTCCATGGCCGTTCGCGGACGACACGTTTGATGAGGTGCACGCTTACGAAGTCTTGGAGCACTTAGGAACGCAGGGGGATTTCCGGCGGTTCTTTCAGGACTTCTCGGAAATCTGGCGCATCCTGAAACCGCGCGGGGTGTTGCTCGGCACATCGCCGTACTGGGGCGGGGCGTGGGCGTGGGGTGATCCAGGGCATACGCGGATCATCAGTCTCGAGTCCCTGACCTACCTCAACCAGCCGCAGTACGAAAAGCAGGTCGGGATCACGCCGATGACCGACTACCGGTTCTGCTACACGGCGGACTTTGATCTGGTCGCGGCATCGAAGGATGGGGATGGGTTCCAGTACGGTTTGCAGGCCGTCAAGCCCAGCCGGTGCAAACGGAGGGCGCATGACGACGCTTAAAAACCTCAAGATGAAATACTCAGGCCAGCCGATCCCGGAGTGGGAACTGATCGCGGCGGGCTTGAAGGAAGCGGAGCAGACGGAGGAACCAGCCAAGCGCCGGGGCCGTCCGCCGAAGGTCCACACGGAAGAGGAACCGACGAATGAGCAGCCATGAACTTCGCTCCAGCGGCATTGTCCGCGCGATCACCAAATCCGACACGGTGGACATTCCCCGCGTTGACGGAATGGAGCATCGCGCGATCTGGGTGGGAACGGCCGGCACTCTGACGTTTCTGGACGCCACGGGTCGCACGGTCACGAACTTTCCAGCAGTCCAAGGCTTGAACCAGATCAAGCCGGTTCGCATCCTGAACTCTGGCACCGCCACTGACCTGTGGGCGCTTTATTGATGACCTCAAACGCCGTCATCGCCGCCCGCGCTCTGAGACGCCTCAAGGTCATCGGGGCCGGGGCTACGCCGTCTGCGGAAAGTGCAGATGATGCGGTGCAGGCGCTCGTCGATATGCACGCCTCCTGGAATGCCGAGGGGCTTGTGGTTCCCGCGCTGCCTCTCGATGAGCGGTTTGACCAGGGACTCGTGGCCATGTTGGCGGTGCGACTGGCTGAGGACTACGGGAAGACGCCGGGGCCGGTGTTGACGCGGGACGCGCAGAACGGGGAAGCGCAGATTCACGCGGCCTTTTTCCCGGTGCCGGCTTCCCGGTTCGACAACACGATCATTCACACCGGGCATTATGCCGATGTCGGATACATCATCGGGGCAGGCGACGAGAATTACATGGTCTGGGAGCCCAACACCGACTACGCGCTGCGCCGCTACGTTCGCAACGGGGCCAACCTCTATGAAAGCACCGTGGCCGGCACGTCGGCGGCCACGGGGGGGCCGACCGGCACCGATCAAGCGATTGTAGACGGGACTGTGACCTGGGTGTTTCGCCGCGTGGTTGGCGAGCCAGAACCGGAAAGCCTCTAAATGGCGCAGGAAGTCCCGATTGCGCTCACCAACAAAACCAACCCGGCACGGTTTCGGTCGGGCGGGACGGCGGAACTCGTCAACTGCTACGCGGAAGCCATTGGGGACGAAGGCAAGGTCCAGTGGTGTCTCGTGGCATCCGATGGGCTGGAAGGCTTCGCGCGTCTGGACGGAGCCAATGGGCCAATCCGGGCCATGCTGGAAGTGGACGGGACGCTGTGGGTTGTGGTCGGCACCTCGGCCCGTCTGTACCGGATCACGTCCACGGGCGTTGTGACGGACATTGGGGCCCTGTCGGGGTTTGACAGTACGGGGCCGGTCTACATGGCCCGGAACCGTCGCAGCACGCCCGACATCGCGATCGTGAACAACGGCTTGATGTTCTACTATCGGACCACGTTGGCCCAGGTCACGGACGTGGATTTGCTGGCTCCGACGTCGCTGGCAGTCAATGACGGTCAGTTCATCATCGGCACCGCCAACAATACGTGGCAGGTCGGTGAGATTGACGACGCGAGCGCCTGGGACGGGCTGTCATTCGAGCGGGCCGATGCGTCACCGGATGCGGTGGTGCGGGTCTTTGCCCGTCAAGGTGAGGCGCTGATTTTTGGCGAGCTGACCACCGAATACTGGACCAATGCGGGCCTTGCGGACGGGACCGGCTATCAACGGACCGAGGTTTCTGAGTTCGGGTGCCTAGCCCCCCAGTCGGTCCAGACCGTGGCCGGCGTGGTCTACTTTGTGGCGCATGATCGGACGGTGCGGGCGATCTCGGGCTACGCCCCGCAGCGCATCAGCACGCACGCCATCGAACGCCAGATCGAAACCCTGGCCGATTACGACTCGATTACCTCGGCAACCTGGGTGCGGGACGGTCACTCCTTCTACGTCATCAACTCAGCCGAGTGGACGTTCGCCTACGATACGTCAACCGGCACCTGGCACACGCGCCGATCCTACGGCAACGCAAGCTGGAACATCGGCACGACCGTCACGGCCTTTGGCAAGACGCTCGTTGGGTCGTCCACGGAGCCGGTCATCTACGAGATGGGACCGCAGTTTTTTTCGGATGCCGGCCAACCGCTCGTGATGCAGGCGACACTTCCGGCGCTCGTGCGACCCGGCAAAGAGATCACGATCCACAAGGTCTGGTTGGACCTGGAGCGTGGCGTGGGCACGGGCCAAGGCGACAGCCAAGACGTAGACCCCGAGGTCATTCTGGAATGGAGCCTGGACGGCGGCGCGACGTTTACCGGGTCTCGCGTGTTGAAGCTCGGGGAGCAGGGCCGCCGCACGACGGAGATTGAGACCTACCGGCTTGGCCAGTGTTTGGGCCAAGGGTTTGTGTTCCGGCTGACCTGTTCGGCGCGGGTGGCGCGCTGCATTTATCAGGTCATGGCAGAGATCGACATCGATGACTGATCTTGTCGGCACCTTCGACATTGCCAGCAAGGACGGCAAGGTCAGCGGCGAAATGGTCCGTTGGATGAAGGGCCAAGCCCGCACGGCGTCGTCTCTACAGTCGTCCATCGCGGCGGCAAACCAAGCCTTGCAGGACTTCAAGGATTTGGGGGCGTGGGGCTCGGTTCTTTTCAAGGGTGAGACGGACTGGTCGTGGCTCCCCCCCGGAACGGCGGGCCAAGTGCTCCGGACCAACGGAGCCAATGCGGACCCGTCATGGGTGGACGTGCAAGCACTTTCCTCAGGAACCGTGCAGGCGACGACCTCGGGAACCAACTTTGATTTCGCTTTGCCGGCCGGGGTAAAGCTGGTCACGATTGCGTTTGACGGCGTGTCGCTATCTGGGACAGACAGCTTGATCGTTCAAATCGGCCCCACGGCGGGAGTTGAGACAACTGGGTATGTGTCAACGTCCACGGTGTTGGCGACTGGCGTCGCTCATCTGGATTCGACGGCCGGGTTTATCATGTCTCCGGCGACAGGCGCGCGCCTGATGCGCGGGACCATGACTCTGGCCTTGTTGGATGCTTCGACCAATACCTGGGTCGAAAGCCACGTGGCCTCTGGTTCAACCGGGTTTTCTGCGTTCGGCGGCGGGAACAAGGCACTTGCTGGCGAACTTCGCAATCTTCGCCTGACCAGAACCGGCACGAACGCTTTCGACGCGGGCGCGGTCAACATTCTCTATCAGTGAGGGCCAAATGGGCTTTGACTTTTTCGGCAATCGGGCGCGATCTGACATCAACCGGGCAAACAAGCAGGCCACCGCGTCGCTCGATCGGGGCTATGGGGAACAGTCCCAACGCTACGACCAAGCGGCGGGGATGTTCGATCCGTTTGTCGCACAGGGTCGCGCGGCAGGCGATTTTTATAACAACGCGCTCGGCCTCGGGGGCGCGGATGCGCAGAACCAGGCGATTACGACCCTCACCGGCAACCCGCTGTTTCAAGGCCAGCTTGGGCAGGAATCCAACGCGCTGATGAGGAACTTGAACGCGCGGGGCATGGGAGCGGGCGGAACGGCGGCGATGGCGGGCCAGCGGGTGTTTCAGCAGACTGCCGACAACTGGCTGGACCGGTATCGCGACCAGGGCCGGCAAGGGTTTGAAGCGACGAACCAGCAGGCGAATGTCCGCATGGGGCAGGGTGACAACGCAATGGGCTTCGCGGGCACTAGAGCCAACCAGGGGATTCAGTACGGCAACGCCTTGGCTCAGTCGCGCAACACGGGCCTGAACAACCTCCTGAACATCGCGGGCCCTGCGATCAGCGGCGTCAACGCCTTCCGTCAGCCTCCGAGGCCCTAATCCATGCGCAACTTTCTCCAGCTTGCCCGTCCCGACATGGGCAACCAAAACCTGAACCTTGCCCCGGTGCAGAACGCGCTGGAGCAGTGGGGCCAGACGACGCAGCGCAACGCTCTCATGGAGCAGCGACAGCAGGAACAAGCCTACCAGCGCGGCCGGGATCAGCTGCAGGACGCGCGGCAAGATGAGATGTTTAAGATCCAGAACCTTGAGCGGCTGGGCAAGAGCGCGTTTGCGTTCTCACAGTTGGCCGAAGACCAGCGCGACCCGGCAACGTGGGTGCGTCTTGTGAAGGGAATGCAGGCTTACGAACCCAGCATCGGGACGGAACCCGACGACCTTGATCCGATCCGAGGACCGGCGAAGTTCGCGGCTGTGTACGGCGGCATGGTCCGAGATCCGCGCGAAGACAGGTTGATGGATTTGAAGTTGGCACAGGCGCAGAAAGACCGTGCCGCGCCGTCTGGCGTCGGTCGCCTCGGGATGAACCCGGTTTATGGTCTTGATGAAGCTGGAAACGTCGTCGTGATGCAGCCCAGTTCGACTGGCGAGCTTGTGCAATCGAAACTTCCCCCCGGTGTGCGCGTCACGCCCGGTCTTGTCGCTGGGGAAAAAGCGGAAGCAACAGCTCGCGGCAAGTGGGAAGGTGGTGCCGAACAGCGTGATGTTGGAAAGCAGCGCCTTAGCTCGCAATTGAGGGAAATGGCGCGGACATACCTTGAACTCGACAAAGCCGGTGGCATTGTCAACCCAGACAAAGGCGCGCTTGAAAACATTAGGGCTCGCATACAGTCGTCCGAAACGGGTCAGCAAATTGGCGGCGCTGTCGGATCTGAAAATCAGTCCATCCGCCGCCGTATCGTGAACATGCAGCCGCTCTTGCTGCAAGGCATCATGCAGGCGACAGGGATGAGCGCCCGATCATTGGACAGCAACCGCGAATTGCAATTCTACCTGCAAGCCGCGAGCGACCCAACGTCGGGTGACATTTACTCCAACCTTGTGGCGCTTGACGTTTTGGATCGCACTTTCGGCCTTGGCGGAATGTTGGACGAAACGTTGCCGCCGGAAGTTTTGGCGCGCGTCAGGACCGATTCTGAGCAGGCTATGGCCGCGCGCCCCATTGCGCCCGTTCCTGATGCCGAACCCGCCCCAGAACCTCCAGCAGCCGCCACTGCGGAACCTTCCGCCACGGTTCCGCCCGTTCCCGGCGCGCGTCAGGCTCCTGATGGGAATTGGTATGTTGCTGATCCCAACCGTCCCGGCAAAGATCTGAGGGTGGAATAATGGCCAAGCTGACCCCGGTAGACGCCGACCCTTTTGCAAAGTTCCCGACTCTGACACCAATTGAGGATGACCCGTTTGCCAGCCCGCCGACGATCGCACCCGGAAACGTGGGCCGATTTGCTTCGCCGGCCATCGGTGCCGCTCGTCCCGCTCCCTATTCCAACCTCGGAGAAGCCGCCGTCGGTGGGGCGAAAGCTCTGGGAACTGGCGTGTTCCAAGGCTTGCTCGGTCTGGCAACGCTTCCTGGAAACGTGGAAAGTCTGGCTCGTGCTGGAATTAATGCTGGTGCTGGTGCTCTGGGTGTAGAGCCTCCCGTTTCTCCTGAACCGTGGGCCATCGACTACAACGAAGCCAAGGGCCGTCTGGAGCGCAAGCACGGGCAGTTCTACGAACCAAAGACGCAAGCGGAAAAGTATCTGCGCACTCTCGGTGAGTTTGCCCCGGCTGCGATTGGCGGCGGTGCCAGCCTCGGGAGCAAGGCGGCGCAAGTTGCCGCCCCTGCCGTTTTGTCAGAAACCGCTGGCCAAATGGCGGAAGGCACGGCCCTAGAACCATATGCGCGCATTGCTGGAGGTCTTCTGGGTGGCGTCGCCACGAACACCGGGGCGCGCGTTGTGACACCGGCAGGCAAGGTGGACTCGGTGCGTTCTAAGAACGTGGCAGAACTCAATCGGCAGGGCGTCGATAGCTTGTTGGCGGGGCAAAAGACCGGCCACAGCATGACGCGCGCGCTGGAGGATGCCAGCATGGCGATGCCGGGCGGCGGGCGCACGCGCCAAGTCGCTGACAAGGCCATGGAACAGTTCACCGAAAGCGCGCTTAAAAAAATCGGGGTTGATCCGTCCGTCTACAGGCAACTGGGCTTAGAAGGGGCGCGGGCAACGGACGAGGTTCTGGAGTACGCGGCGAACCAGATCGGCAAGCGGTTTGAGAACGTTGCGCGGGTCGCTCGGGTGGTTCCCGATCGTGGCTTTGCTACCCGCCTTTCCAACGAGGTCAAGCGTTACACCAACCGCACGTCTCAGGGCAATCGCGTGCCCGCAGTGCAAGCCTACGCCAACGAGATCCTAGCGGAAGCGTCCAAGTCCGGCGGCATGGATGGGCAGAAATATCTCGCCATTCGCTCAGCCCTAAGAGCCGACCAGCGCTCAGGCGATCCCGCGTTCAGGGACGCAGCAGGCCGTCTCGTGGAGCACCTTGACGCTCAGATGATCCGCTCGGCTCCAAGAAACCTGCGGCCGGAAGTGGCCAAATACATTCAGGAGAACAACCGCCAATGGCGTGACTTCCTGGCCATCCGGGACACGATGAAGCGTCAGGGCGAAGTGGCGTCCGCCGGATTGATCAGCCCGCAGGCCCTTAATCGCGAGATCAAAAAGCAGAGCAAGAACCTTGTAAGCCGAAACAGCCGGGAACTCGGCAAGCTGGCGCGCGCCGGGGATGACGTGTTGCGTCCGTTGAAGTCGTCAGGAACGGCAGAACGGACGCAAGCCATTTCGGTGCTTAAGAGCCCGACAACGGCCGTTTCGACCATCGGCGGTGCTCTGGCGAGCGGCGGCGACCCGATCACAACTCTGATGGCTGGCTTGGCTCCTCTGGCCATCCAAGCCGGGACCGCGCGCGGCGTGTCCAATCCGCTCTTGCAGCGGTATCTGGCCAATCAGGTGGTTCCGGGCCGCATCCAAACAGACGGGGCGCGACGGCTCGCGATGGGGTCTATGACGCCATTCATGCTGACCCGAGATGATTACGGAACCGAAACAGACCCAGAAATAATCGAAGCTCTACGCCGGGCCAACGGCTTCTAAGGAACGCACGCACATGACAGATTCCGTCGCGGTCTTTCCGCCCGGCTACCGCCTCACCGACTCCAGCACGGGTGCCCCGCTGTCGGGGGCGGTGATCAGGTTTTTCGACGCCGGCACGACTAACCCTAAGACCGTCCACGCCGATGCGGACTTGTCCACGGCACTCGGCACCAGTGTTACCACCGATTCCCTTGGCTATCCAACCTCGGACGGCACCACCAAGACGCTCGTTTATGTGGGAACCGCTGCCTATAAGGTGCGGATTGAAACCGCAGGCGGCGCGCTGATTGCCGAGCACGATCACGTCAAGGGCGCGGTCGAGACAATCGACGCGACAGACCAGTCCGTCACCGCCACCCAGCCCGTCGAGACGAAGAGCCTCGATTACACGGTCGTCTCTGGGGATCAGTCCAAGGCGTTTGCGGGCAACTGCACCGGTGGCGATGTCACGTTCACGATGCCCTCTGCCGCCACGGTCGGGAATGGTTGGTTTTGCACGATCAGCCACGCCGGATCTGCCAACCAGGTCCGGGTGGAGACGGTTTCGAGCCAGACCATCACGTCTGGGGCCACGAACTACGGCACGGCGTTTGCGCTGTCCAACTCCGGCGAGCAGGTCACGCTGGTTTCGGACGGCGGCAACTGGCGCGTGATCCACCACATTGGCCCGCATATCAAGCGCGGCCAAGGCGTGTTGACGATCGTGGACCGTCTGGCCTCTGCACCGGGCGGACCTGTCGAGGGTGCGCTGTATATCGCCACGGCGGGCGCAACGTGGGGTTCGACCGCTGTTTCGAACCATGACGTCGTGATGCACACGGTCGGCGGGGCATACGTCAAGTTCACCCCTCCCACGGACTGCGGCTGGGTCGCGTTCGTGCAGGATGAGAACCTCAACTACCAGTTTAAGGATTCCGCGTGGGTGGCGGAGAACGCCACGGATAGCGCCCCCGGCACGGTGGAACTGGCGACCGCTGCGGAGATGGTCACGGCGACCGACACGGGGCGGGTGCCTTCCGTTGCGACGACGCGCCATCACCCCGGCGTGGCCAAGGTGACGGGCAAGGTCACGTATTCGGCCGGCGTCCCGACGCTGCAATCGGGGTCGTACAACGTCACGAGCATCACCGACACGGCGCAAGGCCGATTGACGGTCACGATTGCCGACGATTTCTCAACCGCGAATTATACCGTCGTTATAACGTGCGAGGCGGCGACGAATGAACTGCGTGCGGCGGGTGTGCGTTCTGGAACCCAGGCGGCTGGGTCGTTTGAATTGTACGTGGTCAACGGCGGCGCCAATTTGAATGATCCCGTTGCAATCCACTTTGCTTGTTATGGAACGCTCGCATGATCAACATTGCTCTTGCCTACTCTGACGGCCGCCTTGGTGTCA